GGTCGAGTTCCTCCAGCACTTCCGGCGCGTTTACGTCATATAGCGCGGGCGTTTGCCAAAGGTTGCCGCACACATGCCCGCATTCAATCATCTTTTTATTGTCGTTCAGGCGTGCATAGCTTTGAATATAGTCGCCCGTGGTCATGCCCGCCATCCACTGAGGGTAGGCGCGTTTCTCACTGACTGTCTTAACCTTGGGCGGCTTGTCCATCAAGCGCCGGTATTCTGCGGCGTTTTCAGGGCGGCATTTAATTTTGATATTGTGGTGTGTGAATTCAATCATTTTTAACAATCCTATAATCTGCGGGGTTGAAGTCTTCTAAATAGTCATTTTTGACGGCGTAGGCCATGCTGCGCAGATGGTCTGCCAGTTCTGCGGCGGCCTCTTCGTAGGTGGCAAACTGAACGGGCGTGTCGTCTAGCGAATCCGTCCATGTGTTCTCCCATGTGTCGGGGTGTGTCAAGGTCTGCACTTCGTAGGTCATATTTCCTCCACCGTGGTGTCTGTCCATTCGCCGGTGTGCAAGTAGTCGCCTTCGTCGCGTTGCAGCATTCCAAGGGCGATATTCTCGGCCTCGGTTTGATCTTGGGCCTCCACGGTGTAATTTGCCCAAGTCTCATATTTGAAACAAACTTCAAACGTTTTCATAAAGTCTCCTTTGGTACATAAGTGCGTGCGGTTTTGTCGTAAACCATAACTGGGCCGATGGCGTGGTCAGTCATGCTCAATTTTTCATAGGCGGCGTATGCGTCTGCATAGTTGGCAAAAGTGCCAACAACGCGGCCCGTTTCTTTATGGACAATTTCGTGGGGTTTCATGTGTTGCTCCATTGGTTCGCCATGGCGTCTGCCATGCCTTTAAAAAATTTACTTCGGTTTTTCGCGTCGTCGCCTCTTTTTGCTGCGCCCAGTGATTTCCCGCCTAATTTGCGGCTTGTCCCAGAGGGGCAAAAAGGCACAATGCCCTCAGTGATAACGTCAGTCGGTACAAGCGGCGGTAAGCCCTTAAGCCATAACAGAGTTTTTTTGGTGTACGGCTCGCCAAACATCCACGGCTGAATTGTTTGCGTTTCAGTAGGCAAGCCCACAATGTTGAGCGGCTTTGGGTTTTCCACGCAAATGCGGGGGATGGGTGCATTGAGTAAGGCCATAAAGAATTCTTTGGCCTCCATTGCTTTAGCCAGCCGCTCAGGGTCAACAACGCCCTTTTGAGGGTACATCCGGCACGCACCCGCGTTTGACATATAAGTGCATGGCGGGTGCGCGATCATTAAGTCCCAGCCGTGGTCGATAATGTCCATTACGTTGCATTGATAGTGATCGCCCAGCGGCGACTCACTGGGCAAAATGTCGCATGACGCGGCGTAGTGCCCAGCCCGTATAAATGCGTCTCGCACCGTACCGGAATACTCGCAAGCCACTAGAACCCTCATTCTTGATTCTCCGCGATGTAATCGTCGACCATGTGTTGAGCGATCTCACGCCAGTTAACGTTTTGCAAGAACGCGCGGGCGTAATCTTCCATTAATTAGACGGTGCGCGTTCGTCATATCTAGCGCCGGAAAAAATAACTTCCTCGGCGTAGTTTTGTAACTGCTGAGAAAAATCGTAAAGGTCAACCTCGGCGTCATCCGCGCCGTCAAAGTCTGACGCCGTCATGCCGTCAAACACTTCCAAGTTGACGCGCCAAGTTTCGTAGTTTGTCCAGCCGTTGTAAGTTTTGTCGGTCATTTTTTAGCTCCAAAGGATGTCGAAGTAGGCCAAAGCGCCCACGGTTAAAAGTAAGCCTATAACTACGGCGGCGGCGATGTCATAAATTGTTTGTTTCATTTTGTTTGCTCCTTAATTTGTGCTTCGAGTGATGCAATGGCGCGTTTGACGCGCTCAATTTGTACGGGGTTTTGACTTTGCTTTAAAACTACTTTTTGCTAAAACAGAGAGTTTTCTAATACTTTGAGACTTGTCATACATTGACCGCCTTTGCAAAATTAGGCGCTTCGCCGTTATAGGTTGCAACGCGGAAAGAGTGCCAACCTTGAGCACTTGCAGCAACTTTGACTTTCTCAATATTTGCGGCGTCATTTGCGTTAGATGCAAAGTTTGCCAAAATATCTTCCATGTAACCGCGCGTCTCGCCTTGCGGTAAACCGTAAATGATGATTTCTTTCATGTTTGCCTTTACTTTATTAGATGCCGCGTTTGTTTCGCGGTGAATGTATTGTAAAAGATTCTTTTACATTGTCAACAACTATTTTCTAGGGACAAACCCTAATGCGTGTGCGAATGTGTGCGGAGGGTGTGCGGCGTTTGCGTGCCTCAATGACCTACGCTCAAAGCCTTGTCGCATATAGAAAAAATCTGTTTGTGTGTCAATGTGAGTTATTAAAAAGATCATCTATGAAAATTACATTGTGTTATGTTAAGTAGCGCAACGCGCTGGAGCCGCCGCGACTGAAAGTGCCATGCCACAATGACTCACATGACCCACAAACTGAAAACACAAAGTTTGCTACTTTTCCGCGTGAGTCATGGTGAGTTATGCAAAAGCCATGACTCACAATGACTCACAAAGCATGAGGCCGCGTGGCCATGCGACACAATGACCGGCGGCAACGTGCCCACAATGACCCACGGCCAAAAAGGATTTTGCTTGAGGGGGAGGGGGGTAGGGCCGAGCGCAAAGGGCCAACGAAAACGTAGCGTTCACGAACAATTTTTTATTTTTTAAATATACAGTCGCCAGCTTTATGTTTACAATTCGAGCCACGTGCAACACGCATGGAGAACAAATGTTCCACTCGATTCCATTTACACCGCGCAAGGTCGAAGCGACCGAATCGCGTCTAAAGGCTGTCTATGACGCAGCCAAGCTCGGCCTCAAAGGCGACGCACTCGCATTGGCCGCAGGCATGCTGCCCCAAGAATACCGACAGCTCACGCAACTTGACCCCGTAGTGGAACTCGCCGCGCAAAAAGGCAAGGCCGACGCTGAGATAGAGATGGCCAACGTCCTCCGGTCTGCCGCCCTCCAAGGCGACGCTAAGTCAGCGTTAGAAGTCCTCAAACATCAACACGGCTGGGTGGCCAAGCAGGCTATCTCGGTTGAGGTCGACCAGCGCATCTCCATCACTGGCGCGCTGGCCGAGGCGCAGAAGAGGGCGTTAGAGGTCATCGACGTGAGTGAGGCCCAGATAATCGAACCATCGGTACAACATGCAATCGACCATATACAGCGCTGAAGACGAACAGGAACTCATGGCGCGCTTATGGGCGCCAGCGATCAAGGACAACCCACTGGCGTTCGTCATGTTCGCGTTTCCTTGGGGTCAGCCTGGCACGCCGTTGGAGCATTTCAAAGGCCCACGCAAATGGCAGCGTGAGGTCTTGCAGAACATTGCCGACCATATTAAAGAGAACAAAGGTCTAGTCGACTTCAACACCTTACGGCACGCTGTCTCATCTGGCCGTGGTATTGGTAAGTCTGCCCTAGTCTCATGGATCACAATCTGGATGCTTACAACCCGCATCGGCTCCACGACCATCATCTCGGCTAACAGTGAGTCACAGCTACGCTCTGTCACATGGGCCGAGATTACCAAGTGGCTGGCCACTGCCATCAACAGCCACTGGTTTGAAGTCTCCGCCACACGGTTGATGCCAGCCAAGTGGCTTACGGAACTGGTCGAGCGTGATCTTAAGAAAGGCACGCGGTACTGGGGCGTTGAGGGACGGCTGTGGTCAGCGGAGAATCCCGACGCCTATGCGGGTGTCCACAACTTCGACGGTGTGCTGGTCGTGTTCGACGAGGCGTCAGGTATTGACGACAGCATCTGGGCGGTGACCAGTGGATTCTTTACAGAGAACACGCCTAACAGATTCTGGATGGCGTTTTCTAACCCCCGCCGCAACACGGGGTACTTCTACGAGTGCTTCAACAGCAAGCGGGAGTTTTGGTCGACCAAGGTCGTGGATGCCCGTACAGTAGAAGGAACGGACAAGCAGGTCTATCAGCAGATCATCGACGAGTACGGCCCCGAGTCTAGCCAAGCGCACGTCGAGGTGTACGGTCAGTTCCCGTCTGAGGGCGACGATCAGTTCATTTCGGCCTTGTTGGTTGACGAGGCTATGAAACGGCCCAAGTACAAAGATGCCAGCG